TCGGGCATTACAGGGTCTATGGACTGTAAGATTGATGGTGTTGTCACTGATGTTAAGTCTGTGTCCACTTTTGGGTTTAAGAAATTCAAGGATGGAAGTTTGGCTTTTGACGACCCGTTTGGTTACGTTGCTCAAATTAAGGGTTATGCACATTCAGAGGGAGGAGACAGCCGTTTTGGTTGGTTAGCGATGGACAAACAGAACGGACACCTGACGTACCTCATGTACGACTCTGAGGATACACAGGCTCCTGTTCACGCCAAGATCGGTTACGACGTCGAAGAACGTATAGCCCACATCAAAGAAGTGGTGCAGCAAGAGGAACCTCCAGAACATTGCCACGAGCCTGTCCCAGACGGCAAGAGCGGTAACATGAAGCTGGCAGTAGGTTGCTCTTACTGCCCTTACAAGAAAGTTTGTTGGCCTGACGTTCGAGGCTTTGCCTACGCTAACGGTCCACGTTACTTAGTCGAGGTAGTTAATGAGCCGCAGGTCCAAGAAATCGAAATCAAGTAAATTTAGATCGGGGTTTGAAGAAGATGTCGCGAAGCAGTTACAACCATTTGGCTTTACGTATGAATCGTGCCAAGTGCCGTACAGAATCGAAAGAAAGTACACACCAGATTTTGTTTATGAAAACGGTGGGACAACGTACTACATCGAATGCAAAGGGTACTTTAGAGCAGGAGACACCCAGAAGTATCGCTCAATCTCTAACTGCCTTGGAAGCAATCAAAAACTTATCTTCGTACTTATGAAACCCCACCAAAAAGTAAGTAAAAGTACCAAAAATACTATGGCTCAGTGGTGCGACAAAAATAACATTTTGTGGTACGATCTGAATACGCTCAAGGAATTAGTCGATTATGTCTCTGACACTAGAAGAAACTAAAGAGCGTCTGCTGCGGTTTTATGACCCTGACGACCTTTTAGAAGCCCTCCAAATATCAGCCGAAGAAATCCTGGATCGTTTTGAGGATAAACTCATTAGACGTCTGGAGTTCTTTTACGAAGAATTTGAAGAAGACGAGATTTACTATGAGTATTGATGAGGCAACGCCAGAAGAGTGGGACAGAGCAAGCAAAACTGTCTACGGTAAACTGTATCATCCAGAGGATAAACACAACCCTGTGACACAGCCCGATCACTACAACAGGGGAGCGATAGAGGCGATCGAAGCAATCAAGGCGTCCATGCACCCGCAGGAATACAAGGGGTATCTCAAGGGCAACTGCCTGAAGTACCTGTGGCGTTACGAGTACAAAAACGGCGTAGAGGATCTAAAGAAAGCACAGGTCTACCTAGGCTGGTTAATCAAGGAGGTAGGCCCGTGAAAGTAGTAGAAGGTAAGTTTGGGAACAAAGATAAAGAGAAGGACGAAATCACAACATCAGAGTTTCTGTCTGCGTTTGTAGTCAAAGCACTAAAACACGAGGAAGAGGGACGAAAGGTAAAGGTAGCTGTCATCATGTACGAAGACGGTGAGATGTTTGAAGTAGCGTCTAACGAGCAGTACCCTGACGGAGTATATATGTTACTTCAGATGGCGGCACAAGCAATCATTAACGAAACGCTAGGAGTAACTGAATGAAAGCAACAGACGCTACAATTAAAAGAGCATCTAACGGATACATAGTAGAGTGGTACGAAAACGACAGCTTTGTAACCATACACGCTACCTTTGAAGAAGCAGTAGCACAACTACAGAAAATCTTTGGGGAGGCATGATGGACGCATACCAACAGTACATACACAAGTCACGGTACGCTAGGTACTTGCCAGAGGAGAAGCGCAGGGAGACTTGGGAAGAAACAGTAGGTCGCTACGTTAACTACTGGGGCGATGATCTGCCAGAGACGGCACGTAAGGAGGTTTACGAGGCCATCCACAGCCTAGACGTAATGCCGTCTATGCGAGCACTGATGACCGCAGGAGAGGCACTGGATCGTGACAACGTAGCAGGGTTTAACTGTAGCTATCTTCCTATTGATCACCCCAAGGCGTTCGATGAGATGATGTACGTTCTCATGTGTGGCACAGGCGTGGGGTTCAGTGTTGAACGGCAGTACGTACAAAAATTACCAGAAGTAGCAGAGGAGTTCCATGAAACCGATACAGTTATTAATGTGGCAGATTCGAAGATCGGATGGGCGAAATCGTTTAGGGAGTTGGTATCACTGTTGTATTCAGGTCAGGTTCCCAGATGGGACGTTAGCAGAGTACGACCTTCAGGTTCCCCGCTCAGGGTTTTTGGAGGTAGAGCATCGGGTCCAGAGCCTTTGCTCGAACTGTTCCGATTCACAGTTGACCTCTTTCGGGGAGCGGCTGGACGAAAACTTAGCTCCGTTGAATGCCACGATCTTTGCTGCAAGATTGCTCAAATCGTCGTCGTTGGAGGAGTTAGACGAAGCGCCCTCATCAGTCTCAGCAACCTCACAGACGACAGACTGCGCCGCTGTAAACATGGACAGTGGTGGGTAGATAACCCCCAACGTGGGCTGGCTAATAACTCTGCTTGTTACACAGAGAAGCCAGACTTTGAGGCTTTCTTAAATGAATGGACAAGTTTGTATGAATCACGATCTGGTGAACGAGGTGTCTTTTCTAGAGTGGCTAGTCAGAAGCAAGCTGCAAGAAACGAACGAAGAGATGCTACCTACGATTTTGGAACTAATCCATGTAGTGAGATCATCCTCCGACCCTATCAATTCTGTAATCTATCGGAGGTTGTTGTCAGGTCAACCGATACGCTCGCTAGTCTCAAACGAAAAGTACGGATTGCGACTATCCTTGGAACTTTACAAGCTACCTTGACTGACTTCCGTTACCTACGAAACATATGGAAAACAAACACAGAAGAGGAAGCACTGCTTGGTGTGTCGCTGACAGGTATCATGGATCACCCCATGCTGTCAGGAAGAGGAGACAAGAATGAACTCAAGAAGTGGCTCAGAGCCATGCGACAAGAAGCAATCAAAACAAACAAGGAGTGGGCTGGCCGACTGGGTATCAATGTATCTACCGCTATCACTGCGGTTAAGCCTTCAGGCACTGTTAGTCAGTTGGTCGATAGCGCTAGTGGTATCCATCCTCGTTATTCTGCACAATACATTAGGCGTGTACGTGCAGATGCTCGTGACCCACTTTGCGCTGTCTTAGAAGAAGCGTTTGGTGAGAACCCTGAAATCATCCTAGACTACGACTCAAACGACAACCCAATTAAGTTTAAGTTTGTAGAGCAAGATATAACTAGCCCAACCACAAAAGTATTTTCGTTTCCTATTGCCTCGCCTAAAGATGCAGTAACGGCTAATGAGATGGGGGCTATGGAACAGCTAGAACTGTGGGAGATATATCAGGATGAATGGTGTGAACACAAGCCGTCGATGACTTGTTACTACCGTGACGATGAATTCCTGGAGGTAGGACAGTGGTTGTACAACAAGTTCGATAAGGTTTCTGGGATCAGCTTCCTGCCGTATTCGGATCACACGTACCAGCAAGCACCTTACGAGCCTGTTGATAAGAAGACGTACAACCAGTTAGCTAAAGACTTCCCGAAGGAAATATCGTGGGATATAGAAGAGGCCAGCGACATGACCGAAGGATCACAACAACTGGCCTGTACAGGGAACAACTGCGAGTTATGACATAAACAGTATGGAGTAACCCTCGTGTTTGCCTACGTCCTCTGGCTTGTCTTTCGGGTCATGGGACGTAGGTATTCCTTCGGCTTGCATCTTCTTGATGCGGTCCTTAGAACGCTGAGACATAGAGTGGTAGTCAATAGATGTGTAACTTACTGTGTGTTTATCGTCGTTCATTGTTGATTAATCTCCCTAATATAATTCCTTAACTGAGCCTGCTCTTCGTCTGTCATAGAATCAATAACATCAGCAGTAATAGCGTTTAAAGCCATTTCCATAGCGTCTTCATTTTTAAATTTAGTTTTGTTAAATGCTAACAGCCTGTTTACGTGTTTAGGATTTGTAGCAACTTTAGATAAATACATCGGCGCTAAAAGAATAAAAGGCGCACTAGCCACACCACCAACAGCGGCGGCTCCTAGCTGACCTATTTGAACAAGACCAGAAAGAGCCGAGTACTCCTTACTTCGCAACATCAATTCCCCAACGTTGCTTTTAGGAGAAGTTGAGGCTTCAGCCATTAAGTTAATTATTTGCTTAACACGAGGAAAATCACTGCCTAGTATAGATTTGTATTTTGCAGCGATTGTTGGGTCGTTAAGTTTTCTAGCTTCTCTAGCATAATCATTAATATCAAAACTAGCTTTACCTATATCTGGAAAATTCTTTTCAAGAAACCCCTTTTTAATCAGTGCTTCTGCTTCTGGAAAACCTATAAAGTCAGAAGGATTAGTTCCTGCCTTTTCCATCTGCTTAAAAGATTCTCTCAAACTTTGTTTGAAAGCATTAACTTGATTAATGTTTCCTGCCCCCGAAATTAAATTCCCTAAACTTTTATAATCTCCTTTAGAAGCGTTCGAAATAAACCTATCGTTTATCTTTGGTAAAATTCCTTGCCTTCCTTCAGAAAAAGCAGCTTTTAAATTAGCGTATTTCTTTGCAGCTTTTGGATCAACTTTTTGTATTGCTCGCTGAGTAGCATCCTTTAGTTTATCCGCTAGAATACTTAATTCTCTTTCAGCAGTTGGATTAAAAGTTTGAGTTCCAGGAGTTCCAAATTGAGTTCGAATTTGAGATGTAATTTGCTTATCAATCTCGATAATTCCTTCTAAATTAGTCGCCCTAGCCATATTATTACCTAATAAACTTTTTAAATTAGATTCAATAAAACCGAGCGTTGCGGGATCTAGACCTAAAACCCCTCCTTTTGTGTTTTCTTTAACAAAAGACTCTACAGCAAAAATGTGTTTGCCCATAGGTATGTTTGATATTTTTCCTGTAGTTTTAACTAGCTCGTCCAAAGAATTTCCATAGTTTGTGTTGAGAGCATTTTTTCCTGCTTCAATCACATTCATGGTTTGCTCTGCAATTTCAAAAGAAGAACCAGAAGAATTAACGGCTAATTTATTTACTACTTCAGACAAAGCATCGGAAGCTGCTTGATTAATTTTTTTAGCGTTTTCTTCAAACACTTGACCAGAAGCTATTCCTGCCCTAGAAATTTGCTCTTTTAAAAGCTCTAAGCCAGTAGCACCAACTTGAGAGGGCGTTAAAGTTGCGCCATAATCCTCTAAAATTTCTTGACTAGCCCTGAGAGATTCTCTACTCCCAACATCAGGACTTAGCTCTTTTACGAGTTGTTGCGCGGTTTCTCTAGGGCTAAATCCTAATTTCTTTTTTGCAGAAATATAAGCAGGTTTTAAGTATTTACCCATGGTTAGTGTGGCTACATCAAAGCCTAAAGAAAGAACAGCGTCTTCTACGGCTTTAGCGTAATCAAGGTCTTTGCCTGTAAGCTCATCAGATATTAATGATCCTGATCCAGTTCCAACCGCACTTCCTAAAGCAGAACCAACAAAAGCACCTACTGGACCTAGAGGAGCGCCTGCAACAGCACCTGCAATTCCACCAGCCACTCCTAGAGGAAGGCCCATGTTTTCTGTTAAATATTGTTGCATATCAAAACTAGACGCTTCTCCTGTTGTCCCAACAGTAGACCCTCTTTGTCTAGGATTCGTAGGTAAACCAGAAGTAGTAGCTATGTTCATAGCGTTCTCAGAAGGCGGTTTCTGATTAAAATCCTCTAATGTTGCAAAACCTCCTGCAATAGCCCTATCCTTCAAAACATCTTGCGATGTTCCAACAGGAACGTCTTTTATTTTTACTCCGTTTGGGAGAACAACAGTGTAGGTTTCCATTTTATGAGCCTCTAGGAAGATCGCCGAAAGATATTTCTACGGGTTGAGGGCTTTCTGGCTGATCAAGTTCAGAACCAAATTCAACTCTATTTTTTAAATACTCCTTCTCGTTTTTGCTGATAGCTTTTATTTTAGCGTCTCTGTAAGTTCTTTTTGCAACATCAAGCATCTCTAACAAGATAGCTCTGTTAGCTCCTTTACTTCTTTTTAAACTTTCAAATAAACTTACTAAATAATTTCTTTCGCCTTCTGAAATAGCTCCAGTAAAAGAATTTAAATTTTCGAGAACTCGTTGCCCAGCAAGTAGATTAAAAGCTGCTTCATCAGCAGGCTCTTCGCCTAGAAACTCTTTAATACTTCTGACAATAGCAGTATTAAAACCACCAGTGTCTTGAATTCTAGATAGAGTTTCTAAACTTTTTTCAGCCAGCATAATTCCTTTCTCAAGAGAAGGAAGAGACTCTATAGCTTCTTGTCTGTTCACAGCAAAAGTTTCAGCTCCTTTAATATCTGCCTTTATTCCAGGCTCGTCAAACCTACCAGCGCCTGTAGTGCCGCTAATTATAGTAGGAGTTCCTATAGGACTTTCGTTACCCGTAGCAGAAACTTTATTACCTTTTTCGTCAATAAACGTTTGACCAACTAAACTATAACTTTTAATAGGCTCTGCAGAAGGATCAGCATTATTGATTCTCGTTGTTTCAGTAAATTGATTACCTTTAGAATCTCTAATTTGTATGGTGTCTAGTACTCTGTAATCTGCTGTTACAGAAGTCCCCATAAGATAATTACGCAAAAACTCAGGATCATTAGATGATCTCATGGCGTTTAATTCATTCTGAAATTTCATTTTTTTAGTAGGATCTTGTTCCATATCCATAAGTTTTTGAGCTTTGTTCATAGCATTTAAACGCAAACGTTTAAGCATAGATTCTTCTGTAATGCCTTTTTGCTGCTCTGTCATAAATTCCGTTTGTTGTCGCCTACGATCAGCGACATTTTGACCCATTCTCATAACTTCCATTGCTTGTGGAATTTGACCTGCGGCTGCTAGTTGTTGTGCCGTAGAACTAAATTGAGCTTGTGTGGCGTTAGGGTCAAAAACGTTGCCATATAGTTCAGTCAACATACCTCTCTGCTTAGACACAGCGGGAGCAGCACCAGCCATTTGACCTACTTGCTGTAAACCTTCGAGATAAGTGGGGTTGATTAAACCTGCCAATAGTTGATTGTTAGCCATTTTTTCTTTCTCCGTTACCCGCCGAGTCCGAGTTTATTAAGTATACCACTCAGCAAACCACCACCTACGTCACCAATTACTTCGTATAGTCCGTTTTGGCCTCCGCCAGAACCCTGAATAGCTCCTGATAACAAACCAGTACCCAAAGCACCCATCAAGTTAGCTTGGCCTAAACCAGATCCTAACAAAGCGTTTAGTCCGCCCATAGACGCCTCACCAAACAAGCCAGCGCCGTACAACTGACCACGTTGTGCAAGCTGAGAAGCCAACAAACCTTGTTGTAGAGCGTTCAACGCTTGTGCCTGTGGTACATACGCACCTGTCAATGCACCTAGACCCATACGTTGTTGAGCTTCTTGCAGACCCATTCGACTTGTTATCAAACCTTGACCTGTCTGTAGCGCTTGTAGTGCTGACAGTTGTTGTGCAGCTTCCAGAGCCTGCCGTTGAGTAGCAATGTTAGAGCCTAGTTGTCCGTAAGTAGCACCGATGTCAGCCGCTTGTCGTTGTTCTAGCTGTGCCTGTTGGATAGCCGCCAGTGCTGCTTGGTTCTGTGCAGACTCTTGTGCTTTAGCCAACGCAAGCTGCTCTGGAGTACCTCCGTACATAGCGGTTTGTACACCACCACGCCCTTGTGCAAACATACGTTCTTCTAGAGCAAGCCGTTGTCGCTCTTCTTCACCAAGCTGTGTAGCTCTAATACGGTTGTACACATCTTGTTCTCTAGCACTCATAGGCATACCAGCTTGACCCATGAACTGACCACCAAGACCAAACGCCTGTTGTGCTGCCTGTTGTTGACCAGCGAGGCCAAAAGGCGTAGCTCCTAAACCAGCTTGACCAGCGGCTATAGCGGCCCTGCCCCCTTCACCTAGTATATCACTTCCGTAAGGCCCACCAGAAAACCGTTGGCTAGCTACACCAAGAAGCTGCGACCCAATATCGGTTCCTGGTGAAATAGACGTAGTGCCTCCTTCTCCTACAGAGATAACATCACCCATTCCAGTGCTTACTGTAAACGGTTTAAAAGCAGATTGTCCTAAACCAGCAGAAGCGATTTCTCCTGCACCAGTTAGAGCTTGTTCACCTATAGAACCTAATCTGTTGTACGCACTGGTAACAGCCCCTAAGCCAGCACCAGTACTAGCCACAGTACCGAGGTTGCTGAGAATACCTTTAAAAGCACCACCTAGTATATTGCCCCACGAATTATCACCAACCGTACCTGTAGTATACGGATTATTAGTAGGGTCTAATACCATTTCCTCTAAAGTAGTAGCCATTAGTAAGTCCCTCCATCAATCGTACCTGTAGACAGAGTACCTGTAAAGTTCAAGGCAGAGATTGTCACAGTCCCTGTAAACGTCGGTGACGCTATGTTTGCTTTAGTGGCTGATGCCACAGCAATAGCATCAAACTCCGTATCAAACTCGCTACCACGGATAATCTTGTTGGTATCGCCAGCAGGCA